GTTCTTCCCTGACACGGCAAGTTTATCAATTACTTCAGTTTGCGTATCGCGCAGTAGCTTTTCAAGTTTATCTTTTTCAATAACCATACCAGCTACTTTATCTTCTAGCGCTTCATTCTTAGCTTTCAATGACTCAACTTCTTCCGGAGACTTACCTATGAAAGTATATATTACCACCGATAAACTACCGACTAGCATACCAACAATAACTTTAAATATATCGTTGTTTGTTTCAGGTATTTCTTTAAATGCTAAAAATAGCAATAAACCCATAACCATTGCAAACACTGTTGCAGCGTCTCTGTAACCTCTCATTTCTTTTATTCTAAACATTTGTTTTATTTTAGCACAAGACACAGCCCATGCAGATTGGACATATATCTTCCATAATTAAAAATTTGATGCTAAGTTAATTTCATTTATAGTTTCTTGTATTTCAGCCAACCCAACAGGAAGCGCAAGGTCAAGACCGGCTTTAAATATTTTCTCCATACTACCAGACTTAAAAATAATAACAGTAGGTACCATTCTAACTCTATACTTCTTTTTAGCTTGTGGCGCTTTTGATATATCAACTCTATAATATGATGCATCTTTTATTTGTTTCCATTCGTTAAAACAATTGGCTTCATTAAATTTAGCCCAGAATTCAACAACTATTGTTCCGTCGTTCTCATCCCCAAAAGCATTATTATTACTTATTGTTTGATCAAAATTACTGTCATCAATCCAATATTTTTCTGGCACATTGGATTGTGCATGTGCTAAAGTGCCTATAAGCAGTAGTATTAAAGTTCTCATTGATTTTTTCTTATTTCGTATAAACGCCCGTCTATTTTTTCTAACTCTTCAAGTATTTTGTCAACATCTTCTTGTGTGTCCATTATTGTTTGACGCACTAGCTCGTCTTTTAAATCATATTCTGTTCTTGAAATAACCGGCTCAGGAAGCTCCTTAGCAAGAGCTATATCAGCTTTCAATGTAAAATACATTAAAGCAAGCGACACTGCACCGCCTATTATCATTCCTATTGTCTTCAAATCAAGAGTTACCTTAGTATTTTCTCCTATCTGTGTAGCCATTACCTAAATGTTATATTGATTCCAAAATTAGAGTTAAATATTTCTGAGTCCCAGAATCTAGTATATTCACTCTCTACAAATATTCCTATTGATCTAGTTACTTTCCAACCAAACATTAATCCCGCCTGGTAGTCATCCCATTGCTCGCCAGCTATTAAATCATTATGACCGCCTTTCCCCCAGCTGTTACGATGCAAATAACTAAAATCTTCGTTGCCTTCTACATAACTGTGGTGAGGCATGATCCAGTTACCATACGCGTGTAGCCAAAAATTATTTTTATAATGATAAAAATCAAAACCAACAATTGGCGCTATTTCAGCAAATGGATCAAGTTCTGCCCACGCTTCCTGGTTAAACCGATTCATTAAACTACCATATATACGATCTCTAAAATCTTCGTCGGTATAAGCAACTATATTACCCTGTGGATCTCTCCAGCACCAATGATACATTAATTCATTAGTGTTTAAGTTTTTATGCTCTATTAGTTCATCTACAAATCCATATTCGTAACCTAAAGTCCACCAAGGATGTAAAGCATTACCATCAGCATCCATTTCATTTAACCATATTTCAATAGGGTTGTAGCCGTATGCTTTTTGATGTGTACGATATATAATACCTGCAGATATACTTAGTTTGTTACCTATAGGCAGTCTAGCTCGTACTTCGCCAGACATGTACTCAAAGCCAATATTACCAGATTCTCTAGATTCAAATTTACCTATATGATATTTACCGGTGTGTCTTACGAATAAACGTCTATTGTCAAATTCGTTCCCGTCTACTCTTTGTTTTTCCCAGTGCAATAAATATTCTAAACCTTTTACTGCAGCTGTAGGCGCAGATAAACCTACGTTGTTCTCTGTGCCGTTATAAAAATTTGGTTTGCTTTCATAGCCAAACCTTGCTAACTTACGTAATCCCAAGCCAAAACGATAGTTATTTGAGTGATATGTTGTTTGATCTACAACACGAGGTATATCATACAAATTATCAGGATTAGTTCTAACAAAATACTTTGCTTGCTCTAGCTTAGCGTTACCTACATTACCTGCAGCATACACGGTGCCGTATTTTAAAAAGTCATCGTATAAGCCTTTAAGAAACTGCGACTGCGCGTTAAAGGAAAGCAGTACTGCTATAAGCAGAATTAATTTTTTCATATTACTTCGTATTTCGTTTTATTGTTGGAATCTCTATAAGCTTTTAAGCATCTGTTTCTATTAGAGTCAGGAGATACATAACTAACATGTACCCAATCAGGGTTGTTGTCTGTTCCAAACTCCCATATGAGCTGATCAAAATCAATATTGTTTTTTATGTAGTTATACATTTCCGCGTTTGTTTTGTGGCCATACGTGTCGTCAATATCAATTGCACGGCCTTCACAATGTTGTGATTTTGAACTACCTCCGATTGCTTTATTAAGCTCAACCGAACGAAAAAATGAATTAATTTTTATAGGGCCACCTGCAAATTTACGTAGTGGCTCAAATATGTTTTCTGCAACAACTTGCATATTAGTCTTCTCATACTCGTTAGGTATATTATTTATACCTTTTCTTTTAGCTGTGTATGAAAGCGTAGCTTCTTTATAACTAATGTGATCGCTTATCATTTTCTTTTCTTTACAGATTTAACACGACGAGGCTTACCAGCTGGCTGGCCTAATCTTTTCTTTTCAGCTATTTTTTTACGCTTTTCAGAAGCAGACATTTCAGATGCTGTTTTAGGTGTAGCACTAGATACGCGTTTTTTAGGGCGGCAATACGGCACACCTCTTTTTTCACCTTTTCTCCTGCCGCATGGCTTACCTGTGCGAACGTCGACCCATTCTTCTTTAAACCATCTTCGCAGAGCAGCACCTTTTTTAGTTTTTCTTACTGGCATTATTTCTTTTTGCTTTTGTTGCCCCAGTTAGCAGCACCAACTTTACGACATTTGCTTAGCGCTCCGCTTGCGTATGCCGATGGGAACACCTTATATCTTGCTTTTACTTTATGATAACACGCGTCTTTCTTTCCCATCAGTTTAATTTTTTACGTTTTAATTTTTTCCTTTTAACTTTCTTTAATCCTGTTGTGGATGATTGCGGTTTTTTAGCTTTTGATTCTATTAACCCAACATCCCATTTGCTGTAACCTAAAGCTAGTGAAACAGCTTGCCAAGTTTCAACATCTTGACGCACAGGTGTAGAGAGGTTATCTAATTTACGTATTACGCGATCTGCTGGTAAATTAGTGGTGGCAGATATAATTTTTCCTGCTGATTCAAATATAGGGTTGTCTAGTGTAAACCCAGCAGTTTTCATTTTCTCACGGGTGTTACGGTATGTAAACATCCTACCTGCTGATGCTAGCTTGTCTATTTTAGAACTAATCGGAGGTGATAGCTTTAATGCTTCGTATGCTACCTCTTCATAATTAGGCCTTGCTAATTTAGATTGTCTAATACCTTCAAGCACCATATTTTTACCAGCAGCAAATGCAGCGCCACCAAATCCTAAACCTCTAAGTAAACCGTCAGCTGTACCGTTTGCTATTCTAAAATATCTATTTCTAGTTTTCTCTTCTTCTTCGTCATCAAACGCTAGTGCAAACAATGCTGTTTGTAAAGATGAGAATATTATGTTCTGCACGGCGCCGTAGTACATTAATTTACTAAGATTTGTTTTCCAATCGCCTCTACGATTAATCAAATCTAAAGCAGCCTTTTTTGTTAAACGAGCGTATTGCATAGGTGTGTTAGCAAAAGCTAGTACAAGGCGTCCCAAACCGCTTGCTTGTTGCATAGATATACGGTCAGGTCGTGAAGATTGCTGCGTTTCTTCAGCTATTTCTTGAAAATCAACAAACGCTTGCTTAGCTGCATCTTCCTGCGTCATTCCTTCTTTAATATATCTATTTAATCGGTTGCGATAAAATGATGCACCACCTAATGCTATTGCATGGGAGTCAGCGATCTGCGTTGGCAAGAAACCTTTTTTAAGTAATGATGCTATGACAGCTCTTACTGGGTTTCTACCTTCTTCTGCAGCTCTTGCTATTTCATCTGCGTTTACATCAGTTTTCAAACCTGATCGTCTTTCTTTTAAGAAATCAGAGTTAAATAATGATACATAATCACTCCAGAATTGTGGTTGATTTATAAACGCACGACTTGCTGCTAAAGGATTGTTATCGCCGAAGTTAACAAAGTTAACAAAAGACAATTGCTGCAACAATGCGGATCTTGTATTAAAGAACATGATAGCACCCACAGAATCATTAATCCAGTTTACAAATTGATTTGTTAATCTATTTGATCCACTAATTCTACGCCTACCTGTTTTCATTCTATATAGTACGTCACTTAATGACTCTACATAATTATCACCAAATGCCGCGCGCAGTCTGTTTGCGGTATTGCCTTCTATTTCACCATTTTGTCCAAACTTGCCAAATATTTCTTCAGCATTTGAAAGATATTCTTCTAAAAACTTTTCTCTTGACGATGTGTTCAAGTAATCAAGAATATCCGTAGTCAGCGTGCCTCCATCCCAGCTTTTTTCAGGTGCAGGTGTTTCCGCAAAATTAGTTAGGTTTATAATTTGACCAGCAAAGTTTCTTAAACTTGAGTCATTAGAAACAATATTAACCATTTCTTTTACTTCTGCTTCAGAAAGACCTGGTACTTCGTGACCGTTTGTAGCCCATACATATACTCTTACTGCAACTTCATTTGTAAAGCCAGTGGAATTTGTAGCTTTTAGTTTTACATTTTTACTTCTTAGAAGTTTTTTCATACTTCTAAACTGATTCATTGTAAATTGCCTGTATGTACTGAACTCATTTATGCCTTTAGCAAATGGATCAAATAAATTTTGTTTAAACCACGCCAAATCCTCATCCCCTTTTTTGCCTTTACCAACCATATAATACATAAGCCCCGCGAAGTCATCAGCTGATGGCGGGATAAAGAATTTCCATTTGCCTTTGCCTTTACCTAATAGCCTTGCTTTCTTTTCAGATATTTCTGCAGTGGCATTAACGTCAGAAACTTTACCTATAAGGTCTGCCAGTTTACTGGCTCTACTTAACTGAGAATCTTTTGAAATTAAACCATTATTTTGCATATCCTGCAGCACTTGTAACTTTTGAGTATCATTCAATACTTCATATGATCTAGCTTGCCCGGCTTTAACTGCATCACTATTTGCTTCGTTGGGAAATAATCGCCTAGCTACAGTATCTGCCATATCAAACCTATCAAATTCGCCTACACTTTTATCAATTAATGAAGAAAGTTTTAAAGCTCTACTTTGCTGAGTTCTAGGTTCATATCCTTTTTCTAATATTTTAACGTCTTCAGAGTTAGGTATTAATGATTTTTTAACTTTTTTATTACCAGTTTTCCCTCGTGTAGTGCCATCTATGTCTGCCTGTACTACTGAATCATTATACCAAATCTCAGGAGTTATGATATGTTTTTTGTTCATTACAATATTTGCAAATGCCATTGTTTCATTTTGCAAAACTGCCGGGAAATGTTCAAATCTATAAACTCTTTCATTATCAGGAACGTTTTCATTGAATATACCGCCCGAAAAGCCCATTAATGTTCTTGCGCCCCCGGCTATGTTTGAATTAGTACCTTTTAGTTTTTTAACAAAAATAATGCGATCTACTTTCTCTTGTGTTGAAATGTCTTCTTCATGCACAAAATCTGTAAGAATAAAATTTAGCGCATTGTACGCTAATATTCTAGTTTCGTTATCAGGATCATTAAATAACTCTTGCATAACAGATTGGAAATCTTCAAGATTATTTATTGCTGCTAATTGTTTTTTCTTATTTGAATTTCTTTGAGGGCTCCAATATGGTAATTTTTTTCTTTTACGCATTGCTTGTTCAACCAAAGAAATCATTTCTTTTGTTTCTGGAGTAAAATTAAAATTGGATTCTTTATTTGCAGCTT